TAAACCACCACCGATTGGATACACATGAACGTATCCTTGATCGACATAACCTATATGCTCGGAATATGTACTTGGTGTTACTTTATATCCTGTTGTAGGATGATACATATCATGAGCCACAAAATTCTCTTCACTGTAAGAAAACTCTACACCTTCGCCTGTTGAATAAGATTGAGAAACACTTGGTAGTATTTCTAATTGTCCTTCCATAATTCTAGTGATTACAGTACCTTTTACTAGTTCTAAATCATATACGTATCTACCGGCTTTCATTGTAGCCGATGTAGAGGCTGGTATAGATAAAGTTATAAAGTCTGATTGTGTACTACTACTAAATGTCGACAATGCAGTAGTAAAACTAACATACTTACTAGCGGCGAAAGACTTTCTAATCTTACCTCTAGCTGTATAACCTGTTAAATCAAACCCCTCACCGACATTTACTTGTGTCGAAAAGGTCGAACCTTGGTCTATTGCGAAGTTTGCTACTGTTGCCATTTATATAAATACCTCTATACAGTGATTAATAATATATCTATTTATATAAAAGGAGTCGTTATGAGTAAAGAATTAAATGAGTACTTAACAAATATGCCCGTTCATGTGTTCAAATTAGTGGATGGGAATACAATAATAGGAAAGTTAATTGATTCTGATGAAAATGATGTTGTAATCGCTAAACCACATGAACTTGGAGTTCTAGAAACTAGTAAGAATAGTATGGACGTTTGTATTAATGAGTGGTTATATGGTTGCGACGCAGAAGAAGTCTTAATCAGTCAAAAGAACATAATAACACATTCAGAAGCTTCTATGACAATGAAGAACTTTTATTCTAAATGTGTTCTAAAAACGAAGATACATCAGATGGTCTCTGACTTAAATCCCAAGAGTAAATCGGTTAATCCAATGAATATATTTGAGTCATTATTAAATGGCCTTGAACAGCAGGATTCGAGAAAAGATGATTACATCGGTTGGGACGGTCATCCCAAGCCGTGGCCACCTGAAGAGGACATATAACAGTAAGAACTTACTTGTATTGTTTGAACTTAATTATTATACCAAAACTGTCAAGGGTTGTAAAGTAAAAAATAAATAAAAATGTTATTTACTTTTGGGCTCTTATATGATATCATAGCTATATGAAAAACGATAAGAAAAAGAAACCACACTATGTTAATAATAGAGATTTCTCTGAAAGAGTGGTCGAGCATTGTCAAGCAACATTAGACGCAATTAGAGATGGTACACCCGAACCTCGTATTCCCGAATACATTGGAGAGTGTTTCCTCAAGATTGCTGAAGGACTTTCACATAAACCAAACTTTGTTCGATATACTTACCGTGATGAAATGGTCATGGACGCAGTAGAAAACTGTATTAAAGCAATCAATAACTATAACATCGAAGCCGCAACACGAACAGGTAAACCCAATGCCTTTGCGTACTTCACACAAATATCTTACTTCGCATTTCTGCGTCGTATTGCAAAGGAGAAGAAACAACAAGATATTAAGTTGAAGTACATAGAACAATCAGGTATTGAAGCGTTTGCTGATATTAGTGGAGACTACGATGGAGAAAGTATTGTCGAAAGAATCAAAGCTCGTATCGAAGCGGTTAAGGTTAATGACCAAACTGTTAAAGAGTGGGCAAAAGAAAACGGATATAGTACGAGGAAGAAACGTAAAGTTAAATAATGAAGATAGCGATAATTAATGATACTCACTGTGGTATTAAAAACGGTAGTGATATATATCTAGATAATGCTGAATCGTTCTATAAGAACATATTCTTTCCATATCTAGAAGAACATAACATCAAATCAATATTACATCTTGGAGATTACTATGACCATCGTAGGTTTGTAAACTTCAAAGCTCTTGAACGAAATCGGCATATGTTTTTAGATGTCATTCGTGACAGAGGAATACACATGAATATTGTTCCTGGCAATCATGATGTATATTATAAGAATACAAATGACTTATGTTCGTTAAAGGAACTACTTGGTCACTATACTGATTGTGTTAAGATATATATGGAGCCAACTGACATACAAGTTGACTCAACAGATATGACACTTGGAGTAGTACCATGGATATGTGATGATAATGAAAAAGAATGTATTGACTTTATTCAGAACACAAAGTCTCAAATACTATTCGGTCACTTTGAGTTAGCTGGATTTAAATACATGGCTAATACAAATATAATATCACATGGTATGGGTGTAGAGATATTCAATCGATTTGATTCTGTATATTCGGGTCACTATCATACAAAGAGTACACAAGATAATATTACATATCTTGGAACTCAAGTAGAACTTACTTGGTCAGATGCACATGACCCAAAGTATTTTCATGTATTTGATACTGAAACAAGAGAGATGGAAGCCATTAGGAATCCATATACATTACATCGTAAACTATATTATTCAGATGAAAAACAATCCGATTGTTCGGACGTTACAGGTAAGTTTGTAAAAATTATTGTTTCTGATAAGAATAATCATTATGAATTTGATAAATATGTAGACAAGGTACAAGCACTCAACCCACATGATTTAAAAATAGTTGAGAACTTTGGAGACCTATCAGCAGACACAATAGAAGATGAACAAATAAATCTTGAAGACACACAAACATTATTGGATA